AAACTAGACCTGGGTACTAGCTCAAGCCCTGTGTTTGCAAGGGGTTTGGCTGGAGGCCTGCCGATACCCCCCACCCCCCTCATGTTTTCCACAGGCAAGGGGGCCACGGGGGGTGCGCCGCGCTCGCGCTATAGAGGATAGGTAACGCAAATTTCTGTCATTTTTTAAGGAGAAGACACAGCAGACATCACCACTGGCAAAGCTTTAACCAATTCCTCTCGACACATCATTGCAATGTCCTGATGCTCTTTCTGAGTCCCATTACCGCATCGAAGCTGCACATAGTGGACCCAAGACCTCACAGAACCCGCCATAAAGAGCCTAGAAGGCGTTGCAAGGGGCAATACATCCCTTGCACACTCTTTGGCTACACCAGCAGCCAACATCTCCTTGTAGAGCCTCTGAGAGCTGTCAAAGAGATATTTAGTTCTAATACTAAATCCAGCAGTTGTTACATCATCTAGATCATCAATACTGTTCTGCCTGTTCTTTGTGTCTTGACGCCTTAGTGCAGGAGGTTTAGCGAACTCGATAGAGGACACATCGGCATAGCGTTGAGAAAACTCTTGAAAGCTAAACGATCTGTGTCTAAGTATCTGAGCACCAATAGCTCTAGTGGTCTCAATAGACATCACCACATGAGCCATCTCTAGCGGAGACCAGTGTTGATGCTTGATCAGGTATCTAATTAGTTTCTCATTGTCAGGGTTGTCTTGATTTTTTGGATTAGACACCCGAGCACAGTAAGCAATAAGTTGCTCTGCATCAGGAGTAATACTAATTAGTTTTACAGGACTATGATTAATAGTATCCACTAATAATAACAATAATAATAAAGGGTAGAGGTATCCCCTTCACTAGCAATTTGAATGTTTGGGTAAAAACTACCCCCCTATAGTCCCCCCATTGCGGGAATACTTAGGGCTTCACTGAGCGAATTTTGAAGAGGTTACGCAAACTAGGGAACTACCAAAACCCTGAATGCGCGGGGGTGTCGGGAGTTATGAATCCCCCTGATGAAACGAGGGGGAAACTCACCGCATGTGATAAAAATCCACACAGAGAGGCACCACTCTCTCTGCTTACATGCGCCCAATAAAGGTTACCAGTCCCAAACCTTAGTTGTACCAAGGTGTTTAAGAGATTGAAAGGACCGTCCTAGCACTAGGGCATCTGTGGCCTCATGGGGGTGGTCTTCAAAGGCTTGGATCATTGCTTGCCACTCAAGGTTTTTGCGTTGTGCCTGAGCCTTGTGAGCGCTCTGAGCGATGGCATCAACAAACCATTGGACCCCCATAGCAAGGGCGTCTATACGGTCATCGTGTTTGATAGCTCCACGCTCACGGGTAAGACGAGACCACTGATAACCGAGCATGTATTCCAAACGTTTCTCAGGCGGCTCATTAGGGTTAGAGGCATAGTCCCAGTCCCAAATTTTGGGATCCATAATTAGTTTGTGTTGGTTAAGGACCGGCTCCAAGGTGTCAATAATGCGCTCTTCTTTACGAACCGTAGAGCGAATTTCTTCAGTAACAATATTAGCTTGTTGTTGTACTATGTGTCTTTTAAAAAGCTCACATATCATTCCGTCTCCAAAGTTTGATTCGACGAGGAGGCGGCTTGCGCGATATCGCTTACTAAGCGAAACAATACTACTGAGGGTGCTATCAGAGTACCCATCACGGAAAGCCCGCATATCCCTAACAAACACATAACCATTAGCTTGACTGAGCACGACTGCAACTGTTTCATCACTACCTCTACCACTGGGGTCAACCGATACAATTGTTTCTTGAAATTCACACATCCCCTCATCAATAAACATGGGGGCATAAAAACGATCTCCTGGTAGTCCAACAGGATTTAGATCTTTAATCATGTAGCGCGGGTCTGAGGACCACGCGTAACGCTCTGCACACTCCATACCTAACGGAGTCACAATTAGATCAGCAAACTTAAGAGGAAAGCGTTCAGCGTCACTAAGGGAGGTATCTAATTGAAACTGTAGTAAGAAGTTTGAGCGACCCATAGAGGTCTCTCGTTCTTGAAGATCTAGCTCTCCAAATCGGGTATCGGTGGGTGACCATGCCTCCACTCCCTGCTCAAGGTCTTCCATAAGTTGGGGCGCGAGAAGTCCCTCGTATTGCCCAACGTCTTTCGGATAACGTGCGGGCCATATAAATGGTCGGTAGTTACGTTCGGCCAATTTTCGGTAGACCGTAAAGGTCGACTGCGGTGTCCCGAGAAAACATATTCTGGAATCATCTTTTGGAGTTAGGATAGATTCACCTTCGGTGATGAGTTGTAGTAGCTTCTCTCGTTGAGCATCAGTGGCCGCATTTGAGGGTACCTCACAATCATCAAAGACCATAAGATCTGCACGGCTACCTGTCATTTGGCCGGTAATTCCGACACTCTTCACACTCGGAGCTTGGTGGGGTTTTGCGGGACCAACATCGAAAGATATCCTCGACCATCTCTGATCTTCCGAGATTGGCGCGAGATGGTTTAACCAACTTATATCGATTATCAGTTTCTGACAAAAGATCGAGAAGTTGTCTGCACGCTCTTTGCTTGCAGAGATCACCATTATCTTCTTGTCCGGGTTTAGGTACAGGGTCCATAAAACAAAAGCAGCAGTAATCCAACTTTTTCCCACGCCCCTGAACGCCGAGATTTGCAAGCGCTTAGGACCGTGTTGGAGGTACTCAGCAATACAGAGCTGAGCGCGTGTAGGTTTCGGCAGGTCCAGCTCTCGCCAGACAAGGGTGAGGAAGACGCGGAAGTCCGAATGGATCTTCTGCTCTAGTTCTTTGACATTCATAAAAAAAGGGGAGCCATATTGGCCCCCGTGTCATTACTTTTTCTTTTTCTTGCCTTTAGGAAAACCGGCCTTCATGTTGGCGTAAGATTTTGCACTAATGGTACTTTTCTTTTTACTACGTGAGGTACCAGCTTTTTTTCGCTTATTGATATTGCGGTAGAGGCTCATTTCTTTTTACCACCTTTCTTTTTCTTAGGCGGGCGGCCCATCTTGGAGCCATAGGTTCCTTTTCCTTGTGGCATAACTATCAGGCCAGGGAAGCAACACCAAAGCCGGTGCCAGAACCAACACGGGTGTTTTGCTCAGCTTCGATCAGGTTGATAAGTTCTCCTACGGTGTAAGAGGAATTAGGTGTAGCAACAACGTCGTTAATGGCATAGCCGTAAGGGACGGTGCGTTTGACGCCATTTAAGTAGGCAGTCTTAGTAATTGTTTCAGCAGTCATGATGCAAGAGTTAAGATTGTTTCCATGAACTCATCTACCTGCATGGATCCTTTCGCTAAATTGCAGGAGCGACAAGCAGTCGCGCAGTTAGATGAAGTGGTAGGCCCGCCTTTACATTGCGGGACTATGTGATCAATAGTGAGGTCGTCACTGCTTCCGCAGTAGACACATTGGTACCCATCCCTTCGTTTAATTTCTTCTCTCCACATACGCTTGGCATCACCAGAACGAAATGTAAGGAGTTCGAGCATGAGGCTTCGGGGGGTACGATCCATCTGTGGCTCATTAGAAGAGTTTTACTTTTTGGTTGATTTACCGTTCTTGCCATTTCGGCCACGGTTTTTAGTTTTGTTTTCTGTCGTCAGCCGTCCAGACTTTGTATGAGAAATATCTTTCCCACCCTTGCCAGCAATGCCTCTGCGTTTACGCTCAGCCCAACGCTTTGCGCCTTCTGCATTTAGTCGGCGTTTCTTTGGGCCATCAGGAGCAAGAGAACCTTTCTCGCGCTTGCGATAAGCACGATCGTATTCTCGTTTCTTAGCGGCAGATGTACTGTTGGATTTGTAGTGACGGCTGGACTTACTAGATCCAGCGTGTGCCATTACAGGTGGTTTTGAACATCATCAAAAGTTAGCTCTGGAATAAGACCAGCTAGACCAGCAAGCGGGCTGCCATCGGCTGCCACGCCAGTAACATGGTTCTTTGCCAGCCAATCGGCCGCGGCTTTAAGATCAGCCGTTGTGGCTGTTCCAGACTTAATTCGACTAATAAGTTCAGTCGTAACAAGTCCATGCAGCTCATCAAAAGCGTCTTCATTAGCTCTAGACATATTAATAAGCCCTAATTAGTTTCAGTAATTTGTACAGTAGATACACTAGGCAAAGCAACAATAGGAACGATGTCATTGCATAAAATTTCGTATTGACTTCCAGGCCTAAATGTAAAACCTAGCTGTTGCAGTTCACCACATTTAAGCGCACGAATTAACGCAGCATCTAAGCGAAGTTTTTGTTCGTGTCTCCTAGCAACTTGCTTGCAAAGTTCAACCATCCCACCATCTAATGGGACGCTAAAATTAAGCTGTAGACCCCAGTTATTATTACGGCTATAGCTTTCCCCAATAGTGTCGTTGCCCATATAAAACGGGCTGAATGTCATGGTTGCGCCATTACAACTATTATTAGGTCCAAAGTATTGACGAGAAGGTGCCCCGTTGTTTTGAAATTGATAGGCAGCGTTAGTAACATTGCCTGTCGCTAAGGCAGTAGGGGATGATTGATTTGCAACAGTTGGCTCCTCAGCAAATGCAGGTTGGCACAAAATTATTGTGAGAATACCGACAAGCTGTTTGTAGTAGAGACCTGTTCGATGGTTTCGGTAATCAGACTTTCTTCGATCATGCCCGCGGCGCGTGTGGTGATCTCTAATTGAAAAGGATCGCCAGCGGTTGTCATTGAAAAGGTGGTGGAGGAATTTGAAATGTCCCCACTTGCGGTTACGTTGGTTCCAGACCATGTGGATGTTGCACCACCATAGATGGTTGTTTCAACGGTTCTATCAATATCTATGGTGGTATTAGTTGTACTTTGAACAGAACCGGTTGTGAAGCGTGGTGTCACCATTTGAGCGCTTGCAGGGGCACACAAAAGGCTAAGTAGCAAAACCCTTTTGATAAACATTAATCTTCCTTTTTTTTGACTGCAGGGTAGTTAGGTGGTGTTTTTTGCGGACTACCATTTTTAGTTGTATTTAATCCAAAAGTTGCAAGGGCTCCAGTAAACACAGAGGCAACAAATGTTATGTCACCGCTAGTCTGCCCTTTTTTAAACATTGGTATCTCAACGTAATTTAGAGTGATAATAAAGCCACTCCACACAACAACGCCAAGACGGACAAATGTACCTAAGATTTCAACATCTTTTTCAGCGTGCTCCTTTAATTTTTTTAAGGGGCCTTTTGGTTTTTCGTCTTGTTCTTGGTTAATCTGGTCCATGCCTGTTTAAGAATTGGTTTCATAACCATCACCAGATATTTAAAAAGACTCTGGCCGACTAAAGTTGCAGCAACCGAAATAAAAGCGGTAGTTGCTGCCGCTGTCATGATGGTTGTTGTGGGCATTGGAATCTCAACATCAGTGAAAGGAACTTGCACTAATTGAGCTTCTTTTGGAAGTTTAGGAATTTGCGGTTTGTTATTTTGTTTTGCAGGCTGCGTTTCCCTCTTTTGTTGTTTTGGCTCTACCCCCGCGGGGGGCCGCAAGTCGCTAGGAGGTACAAATATGGGCTTGTAGGAAGGTAATTCAGCCTTTGGTATGTCTAGCACAGGCGGCCCTATTTTGACAGGCTCAGGCAGCGTTACAGAGGGTATTACGGGAGGCTCAGGCCAGCTCACCAAAAAGACCCTTTTCAATAAAGTCAACTGCTTTATCATCTACAGAATTATCGGTTGTAGAAGCCAACTTCCTCAGCATATCGATAATTAATCGTTTAACCTTCGGAGATTGGATAAAAGAAAACAGTACAGGACGGATAAGGGTAATCATAATTAAATAGGTGTAGGCCATGCCGTAGCAATGGCAGGGTTAGCAACGGTTTCCATGACTGGATTACCAGCTACTGGGTTAGCAACTGTCTCTCCAGCTTCGTTAGTAATGGTGTCAGGTTCAACCACACCGTTACCTTCAGCATCTGTTTGCTGACGGGTAATAGTAGGTTGACCAAACAACAACTCAATTAAAGCTGGTACATCAGCAACAGCGTTGATCTCGGTTTGTCGTGTATTACATGCTGAACGAACAGCACCACGATATGTAAGCCAATCTGAAGCCACAGCTTGCCCCAACTCTGCAGCACGTGTAACACGCCAATCAGAAGGTGAGAGCAAGGAATTGCAAATATCAGATTGAGTGGCTTTCCATTGTGTCTTCAAGCCAGCAAGATCTTTAGGGTTATCTACACCCCAGTAGAACCGTTGGTCATACGTGGGGTCATTTGCAACTTCAGTGATTCCTAGGGCGTTACGCTCTTCCAAACTGGACAAGCGCAGCCAATTTGCTGGATATTGAATACCAGAAGCATCAGTAAATGCCCGATCATAAGATAGGGGCTTTTCATTT